GACTCCGAGTGGTGATCAATACTCACCCTACTCAAACACTCGAACCATTCCGAGTGGTTCCGAGTAGCTCCGAGGGGGACATGTGGACTCCTTGTGGATTCCACCCCTAAACGATCACTCGACGGCGCGGAGTCCACTACCGCCCTCCGTCCCCGTCAGCGCCGTACGCACGCGCTCGCGCGCGTCCTCGCTCGCGTGCGTGTAGATCCACGTGACCTTCCCGCCGCGCTTCTGCCCGAGGTGCGCCTGAGTGTCCGCCTCGGCGACGCCGGCGTGGTGCAGGCGCGTCGCGACGTCGTGCCGGTACTCGTACAGCCGCGGCCACCAGTCCGCCTGCCCGGTCTCCGGGTCGACGACCTTTCGCGCCACCCCGGCCTGGACGATCGCCCGCCGCCATGGCCGCCGCAGGTTGTTCATGTTCAGCGCGCCGCCCCGCGGACCGCGGAAGACCAGCTCCTCGACGTGGAGGTCGTAGCCGTCGCCGAGCGCCGACCGCGTCCTCTTCGGCTTCCACTTCTCCTTCATGAAGCGGATCGCCTCCATCGCCGTCGGAGTCAGCGGCACCGTACGGAAGCCCGCCTCCGTCTTGGGCGCCTCCTGCCGGCACAGCCGCCCGTGGTCCAGGACCAGGATCTCCTTGACGTGGACGACCATCGCCTCCTCGTCGACGCAGTGCAGCCGCAGCCCGGCGTACTCGCCCGGCCGCATGCCCGTCTCGTACGCGAAGTCGCGGAGGATGCGCTGGTAGTACGCGGGCAGGGCGGCGTGGATGAGCGCGTACTGCGCCGCGGTGGGCGGCTTCAGGTCGTCGGGGTGCTTGGTCCGCTTCGGAGCGGTGACCTCGAGGTGGGCCGCCGGGTTGGTCTTGATCCGCTCCCCGTCCTTGATCGCCGCGTCGAAGAGGGCGATGAGCAGGCGCCTGGTCTGGCACTGGGTGCGGTGGCCCTTCACCTCGTGCGTGAGCCACCGCTGCAGGGCCATGTACTCGACGTCGATCAGCTTGTACGCCGCCCACTTGGGCCTGATGTGGGCGGTCCACACGCTGTACTTGCGGTTGCGGGTCTTGACCTTCCCCTTCTTGCCCCAGACCTCCCAGCACTGTTCCCACCAGTCGCCGACGAGGACCTTGCCCCGCTCCGGGTCGCGGTAGGTCCGCTCGCGCACCTCGGTGCGCGTCTTGTCGAGGAAGGCCTCGGCGGCGTCCTTGCCGCCGTCCTTGATGGGGAAGTTCTTCGAGCACTGCTTGCCGGTGGGGTCGCGGTAGCGGGCCTGCCAGCTGCCGGTGCAGTCGCGGCGGGGCCGGCGCTCGCCGTACTCCTCGGGTGGGTACTTCGCCAGGCAGGTCTTGCAGCCACACGTCTTGCTGGCCACCTGCCGCGGGTTGTTGAGGGCTTTACGCGGCATGCCGGCGCCTCGCTTTCGCGGCGGCGCCGTGGCGCGCGGGCCTGTGCTTACGCTCCAAGGTGGATCACCTCGTCGCTCCTTCGCTGCTGAGGGATGTGAGGGAGGAGACCGATTGTGTCTCCGCACCAGCAGCGTGCTCCGAAGTGGTCCTGCCTGATGCCGAGTTGCTGAAGTACGGCTCTGACCGCGCGGATCGTGAAGAGCGTGGTGACCGTCAGTTCGTCAGGGATGGTGATCACTTGACGGTCCGCGTCCCATGGGTCGTCGATCTCGGCGCGTGGCGCGTAGCGGACGCGGATGCACATGGGACTCCCCCGGGTCGACAGTTGTGGCTGGTGGGGACCGCGGGGGAGAACGTCGGTCGTGAGTGTGACCGTACCCCCTGAATGGTGAATATGCGACCACTCTGTGAGAGATTTGTGCGCATGCCGTGACTGGGAGTAATCGGGCTCGAATGAGTAAGACCCGTGGCGTCTACAAATGGTTGTACGGCGCTTCTTGAGGGAGCGTCAGACCTACTGCTCGTTGCTGTCGGCAACCGCCCTGGCCTGGATCAACAGCATCTGCTGCTGCTCCTCGGTCAGCCGGTCGAACACATCCAGGACCGCATCGCGCCCATCCGGCGTAAGCGGGGCGGGCGCCCTCTTTCCGACAGCCGCGAAGAGCCGCGCCTCGGTGAAGGCGGGGAACTCGGCGGCGAGAGCACGGATGGCGCCGGCGCGCGGGTTGGCCTTGCCGTGAGCCCAGTTGTTGACGGTGGAAACGTGGGCGCCGATGCGCTTGGCGATCTGGCTGTCGTTGACCCCGTACTCGTCCTTGAGCGCGGCAAGGGCCTGCGCGAACGTCTCGTCGGCGGGGTCTGGGGTCTCCACGCAGGTAAGAGTGCCCCGGGGCTTCTACTTTTCGCAAGTAAAAGTAGAAGCCTTGGCGCGAAGTTGGCGGCGCGCAATCTCCCCATCACGCGCCGTCGCGACCGGTATATGCCACCAGACTAGAACACACGTTCGGTGATCGCATGCCGCACGCCACGACAGGGCACTACCCGGAACGACTCGGAACCACTCATTGACACAACTTCGATTTCGATAGTAGAAATATCGAAGACGCCCCACCCGGGGCGATCCAGCCACCACGGCACGAGGTCCCTTCATGCCCAAGCTGCACCGCAGAGCCGACGGCCAGCCCCTCAGAGACGCCATGGCCCGCGCCGGCCTCTCCATCCCCCAGCTCGCCGAAGCGACGCGAAGGGTGGACCCGGCCGGGAAGGGCGTCAGCCGGGCAACCGTCGGGCATCTGGCGGGGCAGGGCAAAACAGCCCGCGAAAGCTGCGAGCTGCGGACGGCCTGGTTCATCGCCGAGGCACTCCACAAGGAGACCCCCACCCCCCTCCAGGACCTCTTTGCCATGCCCACAGGTTCGACTTCGAATATCGAAAGGTCAACCCCGAATGCCGACTAAGGCTGACCGCCGCGTCCCCCTCCCGGCCGGCCTCCTCCCGCTGCTGACCCAGCCCGAGCTGGAGACCTACTACCAGGTCTCGGACTGGACCGTCCTCCAGTGGATCAAGGAGGGCATGCCGGTCGAGCGGCTGAAGACGACCGGCAAGCGCAAGGAAGTCCGCCGCTTCGACCTGAACGAGGTCAAGGCGTGGATGGCCGAGCGAGACCAGCTCGCCTCCGCCTAATCCATCCCATGAACGCGCCGAAGGGCCGCCCGCTTGCACGCCCGGCGACCCCACGACTCGGCGCCTCAACCACAGAGAAAGCAGAGGTCACCGTGACCACAGAGACTACCGATTCGATGACCCAGGGCATGCTGGCCCTGGCCGCGATGGAGACCCACGCGGCGCACCTCAGCGAGGTCGCGGCACGGCTGCTTACGGAGCATGCCAGCGCGCTGCCTGAGTTGCTGGCCGTCCGTGCCGAGGTGAAGGACTCTGGTCCGTTCCTGGCGTTGCAGCCGAAGGACGCGGATGACGCCCAGCTCTGGGCCCATGCCCTGGGTGTGGACGTTTCCCTGGCCGTGGAGGACGGGGGCGAGAACCGGGTCGTCGAGCGGGCCGTCGTGGAGTTCGCGGTCGACGGCGTATCGGTACGGATCGGCTCGTACCAGTGGTACTCGGCGGACCAGTGGGCGGAGCGCATCGCCGAGGCGGTGGCAGCGTGATCGCCCGGTCGGTGAACGCCGCGGCCGACGTGATCACCCGCGCGATGCAGAACGGCCGCCAGACGCCGGCGGGTTGGGCGATGGCACTCGACGACGTGTGCATGCTCCAGACGCCAGAGACGGCCGCGGAGCTGGTCCAGCTGCGCGAGCGCAACGCCGAGCTGGAGCGGCAGCTCGCGGCGAAGGACCGCCCGGCCGACGAGGACCCGATCGCCTACGCGCTGGCCGCCGACATCGCTGAGGCCCCGCGCGGCAGGTGGGTCGTCAAGATCGGGCGGGATGAGCGGGACTTCCCCCGCTTCCACACCCGCGAGCAGGCCCTGAAGACCGCCCGCGTGCACGGCCTTGACGAGTCCTTCGTGGACGAGGACGTGACGCCGCAGGTCCGGAAGCTGGCGACGCTTCTCGCCCGTCAGCGGGCCGCCGTTGCCGCCGAGGCGGGTGAGCGCCCGTGATGTGGCTCCTCGTCCTGGCCATGGTGTGCGCCGTCGCAGCCGTCGTGTGGGCCGCCCTCGGCATCGCTG